GGCTTGCCCAAAATTGAAAGAAGAAATTGGCGTATTGACAGGAAAGACTTTTGGAGCGGACAAAGCTTTGGAGTACGGAATGATAGATGCAATTGGTAGCCTTGACCAAGCCATAAACAGGCTTCATATAATGAGTGAATTAAACCACTATAAGTAATTATTTTTTAACCCCCTAAAACAAATTTTCTATGAAACTGAAAAATTTGACTAAAACAGTCCTTGCATTTTGCGGATTGTTAAGTGTGAAAGAACTCCCTGTTAATGGCGAAACACAAAGCCTTAACCTGAGTGCCGAACAAAGACAAAAGATTGTCGATGCTCTTGGCGAAAAGTTAGCTGATGAAGCTATAAACGGAATTGATTCCGAATTGAAGAACCTGGCTAAAAACAACCTTGATTTGAAAGCCATTCAAGACGAAATCGATGCTCTTGTAAAAGAATCGAGTTTATCTGCCGAAGAAATTGCGAACATTGCAAAAGACGAAAAAGGCGATGGCGAAACATTGGCTACGTTGAAAGCTTTGGGAGCAAAACAAAAAGAGCAAGAGGCTATTATTGCTAAACTGCTTCACGAACCTGAGGGAGATTCTCCTTTAGAAATTATTAGAGGCGGTCTAGCCGAAAGAGGAATTATGAAACACTCAGCCACACACTTATTTGGTTCTGGAAAAAGCTATGATGCTTTTGACGGAGGTCGTTCCTGGAATGCTCGTTTGAGAGATGGCGGAATGAAAGCTACTGACTTTAACACTAGCGGAACAATCCCATTATTGCAATCGGATTTAGAGCATTTTGTTGAAGAAAACAACGGTACATTAGAATCATTATTCAATGATTTTAGAGGATTGCCATCACAATGGGATACTCGTACTGGAGTTCTTGACCGTGTTTCTGACGGTTATATTATCCCTGCCGAAATTGTTCAAGGTCGTGCCAAAGGTTGGTCCCCTAAAAACAAATTCAAAATTGCTTCCGAGCAAGGTCAAGTTTACAGAAAGAAAATTGACATTACTTTCAGTGGTTACGAATTGCAAGAAATTGAAAACACTTGGATTAGAAGCTACAACAAAGCCGATGGTTCACACCCTTGGAAAATGTCCTTTATTGGATTTTTGTTGGCAGAATTAATCAAAGTGCAAATGGTTGATGACAGAAACGCACAAATCAATGGAATTTTTGTACAGTCTCCTGATGGCGATAATATGCCGGGTGCTGCTGTAAATTCTCAAAACGGTTTGCGTTATTTGTGGTACTACTTTAGAGATGTGAAACAACAATATCGTGCTTTTGATATTGGTGTTCCAACAGAATCAAACATTGTGGATTACATCAACACAATGATTGAAATGATGCCAGAGATTGAAAGAAAAGAGCAAGGTCTTGAAATTCAATTGTCGTCTAAATGGTTGAAAGCCTATATGAAACGCGCTGGCGAATTGCGTCCACAATTAGTGAACAATGCAAGCGACCAAAGCAAATCATTATACCAAACCAATTCTCCTATTGATTATCCTAATTTTATCTTCCAAGAATTGGTCGATCAAACTAAAACGGATTTCATTGGAATCACACAATCTAAAAACATTCAGGTTTTAGAGTACAATGTTTCTGAAAAAGGAAAATTCACAGTTTCTCACGAAAAAAGAGATACACACATTTTTGCCGATTACCGTTTGGGTATCCGTATCAAATTTGTGGGAACAAAATTAGCCGAAGGAGACCCTAGAGCTTTTGAAGTTCAAAAAGTGTGGTCGAACAATGTGCCAGTATTTGGTAACGAAGTTTTCGCTCCTGCATTCGATGATCAGTCAGGAATTTTGAAAGTAACTTTCCCTAGCATTGAAGTTGATGCCGCTTGGAAAACTAACATTACAGCTATTGAAGGAGCGACCAAAGGTTCTGTTATCCGTATCAAAGGAAACACAGGATTGGCAGCTGCTAAAAACTTGGTTGACGGTGGCGGATTAGATTTGGCTTCTAACTTTGATTTATCACTTGGCGGAACAATCGTATTGTTTGCAAACGCTGATGGTACTTTCAAAGAATTGAGTAGAACCACAGCTCCTGAAGTTGTTGCTACTACTGATATTTCGTTCTCGACTGCTGCTCTTGATGTGAAAGGTGGTTCAGTGTTTAGATTCACAGGAACTGCTGATACTACTATTACAAGTATCTTGAATGGAGTTGAAGGCAAAACAATCAAAATATACGGAACTGATGCCGTAGATGTTGATGTTACCATTGCTGATGTTGCTACAATCAATGTAGTTACAACTGCTGTATTGGGAGATAGTAACGATTATATCCAATTGACTATGGTTAATGGAGTATTTGTGGAAACTGGAAGAAGTATAACCGCTTAGTAGATAAGCATTAATAAATTAATATTATGTACCAAAGAACAAATGTAGTAAAGCCTCTCGGAAAATCTCCGGGGGCTGCTGCTCCAAAAGAACCCAATGTAACGATAGTTGCAGTGGATGACATTATGACTTGGCCATCAAGAGATGGAAATGGCGTGAACCACACAGGAAACTTTGTGATGAACACAGGAGCGAAGATGATCCAATTGTATATGACCCCTTCCAAAATCAAAGCTGGATTTGAAAGCGATGGTGATGAAGATGCAGTTTCTTTCAAACACAAGTTTGAGGGCGAACACCCGGGGAATGATTTGGCTATTGCCGAATTTGTACAAAACTGGACAGGCGTAAACTGTATCATCATTTATGGTTCTTGCTCTGATTCTTTTAAAAAAGTAATTGGGACTAAATGTGCTCCTGTACAATTGAAACCAAGTTTGAAAGATGATAACGATTCGAGAATGCACACACTCGTTTTTGAGCAATTTGCAAAATCGGGTTATGTTCCTGGACACTACACAGGAAGTTTGAGTTTTGGCTCTCCTTTCAATGTGGTTTCTTCGACTGCGGTGGCTTTTAGCCCTGCAAATGGTTTTGTGTATCAATTGCCTAGCTTGGCGGTTACTGCTTCGATAGCGGTTGCTACAAGCACGTTAGCACACGGTGATATTGTAACCTTGATAGGTGGTGGCGGTGTTGCTCCTGCAACATTGGCAAGCGGTGTTACCGATAAATCGGCTTTGTTGATTTCAGGAACTACTTGGGTAGGACTTGCCGGTGCAACTATCAATTTGAAAGTGTTTATTGCTGGTGGAATTACTTTATTCCAAGAGATTTCAAGAACATAGTATTTTATTTTGGTTAGTTTTTTTTGGAAAAACACGTCAGAAATGGCGTGTTTTTTTTATGTCACACCGAAATTAAAAGGTAATTACCACTTTTACATCGAATAAAAAATTAACCTTAAAAATATTGTTATGAGTGAAGAAAAAAAAGATTTAACTCTTGGAGAAAAAAGAGCTAGAGTAAAATTTAATCCATCGAATAATGAAGTTATACATTTGATTAAATCAAAAGCTGCTGAATTAATTAACCTAGTGAGTGACATAGAAAGTTACAATGAAGAAGCAGTTAGGATTAAAGAATTTGCTATTAAAGACATAGAAAGTGCCTCTATGTGGGCGATAAGAGCCGTATATACTTAATAAACTAAAGCAAAAAATATGAAAACAAAAGTTATCAAGTTCTTCCAGAACTTACCCGAAGCTCCGCACGAACAATTTAATCAGGCTTTTGCCTTGTATCGTGAATCGGACGGAAAGAATATTGCAGTGGAAAGAGTTATTAATGCTACTGGCTATACGCCAAATGGTTTGAGTAATTTGCTGTATGATTTGCAGAAAATGCACGGGATTACCGATGTGGAGAAAGTAGCCAGTTTGCAGGTTGCAGATAGAAGTGAGCAGATTGCGGAACTGGAGGAAGAAAAAGAAAATTTAGAGTTTGAGAAAATGGATTTGGAAGAGGAAAATGAGGAATTGAAAAACGCCCTTCGTCAAGCTCAGGATGACAATGAAACTTTGAAACTTGCTCCGAAATTAGATGCGAAACAAATTCGTGTTGAATTTCCTTTTTTGAATGAGAAAGATTGTCCGGATGAAATGAAAATTCTAGTGGCGGACAAAATCACAGCTTGGAATCATTATTTGGCTTTGCAAGAAGAAATTCAAGCTGCGGAAAGTGGCGAGAAACCAAAAACGAATGAGGAAGTGGCTATATTGGCAAACGAAGCCGTTAAAGCTTTCGACGAAAACCAAAAAATCTACGATGAGTTGAATTGCTATCAAACAACTGGTAAAGTTTTGGGAGTTCATCCCATATTCAAAAAACTGCAGTTGCAACGTGAAGTTGAAGAAATGACTGCCGATGAATTGATTAAATACAAATCATCGTCTGCGAAGTATTTTTCGGTGAATAAAACAGCATTGGCGAAAGCCAAAAAGGACAAAGACGAAGCGAAAGTTAGCGAGATTGAAGCTCGTGTGTCGGAACGCAACGATAAACTGTTTTTGGTAAACAAAAAACTGGGCGTGTAGATGTTGTTTGATTATAAAAGCCTCACCCCGACCCTCTCCAAAGGAGAGGGAGAAGGAAAGGATTCGGAAACTTTTACATCAAAGTATCTAGCTTCTCATTATCAGAAAATAAGTTCATTGGAAAATGATTTGATGCGAGTTCCTACGAGAGAGGAGTTTTTCTTTTTGCAAAGTGATACGGCTTTCAATGCTTTTACTTTTATTCCATTGGTGGCTAATGTTTATCCAATAAAAGAGTTGCACGCCTCGACTTATAGCATTTCTCGAAAGGTTATTAGTGCGTTGATAGAAATGCACGACAAAGGACAAATTGAGCGAATTACGCTATTGGTTTCCGATAGTATGATAAAACGAAATCCTTTGACGATTGAAAACCTGATGGCAATGGCGAGTACTCGACCGAATGTAACGGTTTTGTATGCTTGGGTTCACGCTAAAGTTTGTTTATTGCAAACGCACGAGGATTATTTTGTGATTGAGGGTTCGGGTAACTGGAGCGAGAATGCCCATTATGAGCAATATACTTTTGCGAATAGCAAAGGGTTATATGATTTTAGAATGAAATTGTTTACTGATAGTAAACTTAAAAAATATTGATATGAAAATGCTAGGTAAAGAATTGATTTTTATTTCAAGAATTAAAAGAGATGGTAGTGGAGTTGAAGACTGCTCTGGGTTAAATATGGAAAACTATTCAGAAACAAAATTTGAAATTAATTGTTTGTCAATTACAGAAGGAACTTTCATTGCTAGTGAATTTAACGTTTTTGTAGTTAAAAAAAAATAAAATGACAAAATTCATTTACATACTATTCAAAGCTATTGTTGGAACCCTCGCTTTAGTGTTTGGGTTTATTGGACTGCTAGTGATATTTCTATTGGCTTTACCGTTGGTGGGTTGGAATAAATCGAAGTGTGTTTTTAAACGAGTGGCGAAAAACTAATTGGAATGGGATTGCTTCGTTCCTCGCAATGACAAAAAAATGAACCTACTAGAAAATAGATTTTCAGACGAAGTGCTAACAGCGATTCACGACTTGGCGGGAAATAATTATTCGCCTGAAAAGATTGCATTGTATTTGGACGTGGACAAAAAATCGTTTTTGCAGACTTGGCAAAACAAAGAAAGTTTAGTTCGTCAGCATTATGACCGAGGTCAATTGGTGGCAGAATTTAACATCAACAATAAGCAAAAACAACTGGCCGAAAGTGGCAATATTACGGCAGCACAAATATTCCTGAAAGA